ATGACTCATCTTCACTTCTCGTCTGTAGTAATACAGAGGAGGAGCGAGTGTAGTGCCTTAAGTGGCATTGCGCTTTACTAAACTGTCTCGTACAACTATCCTTAGTTGTGCATCACTTTCGGTTTAAGGACGGCGTTTAGCCTTATCCTTTGACCCGTGGTCTCTAATTTGTTGAGACCGTGGGATAAGTAATGGTTTCTGGATTAGACTCCCCAGGCGGAGTTTAACCATCTTGATCTCGAAAGGGAAAAGATGGTCGGCTGTGAGGGTTGAGAGTTACACTCACTTGCAGCGTACCAGATTCCGGGGGCTTCACCCATGGAATCCAATATAGTTAGTTAGCCACAATGGACTAACAACCATCCCTGAAAGGGGAATCTGCAGCCTGAAACGGGAGAAATCCCGCGTAAGAAACTGAAGGTTAATTTCTTGTTAGAAACTATCTTCCTTCGCCCTGGTTAATCGAATGGTGCTTGCCCGTGGGCATTGGCACGGCATCCAATAAAAGGAGATGTAAAAATCCCCCTCAACAGGGTTTCTCCGCCGGGTTTTAAGGGTTTCCCGCAACATAAACCCCCTGAACAGTGTAGGTAGTGTGGCCAAATACTGTGCCAACCTCGTAGACGCAAAGACTGCCATCTACGATAGAGAAACATTCTCAGTTCTCCACGACCCTGTCAGACTCTCAGTGAATCCTTACTGCACAGGTTTGAGTTTTTGGTTCCCTCTCCAGGGAAGACAGGCGCGACCGCGCCAGGCGTAGGGAATTCCGTAACTGGGTTCCTAGAACATAAATGTTGGTTGGTCCTTCAACAATTTTATATAAAAATTTATGAAAAACAACACATTCGATTCTTCCAGTGCTCAGAAAGAGCGTATCTCGCCCGCTGTAAAGCGGGCACAACAAGCCACCTTGAAGAAGGTGCGTATTAATGATTTGGTCTCCGTAAAAGGAGGCCGTGGATTAATACCTTGATTTCTCAAAATCTTGGTGTTACTTCAGGTTGATCTGTCTCGTTCATGAAGTAGAGTGTTCGGAAGCTACGCACGAAGGTGTAACAAGCTGATCCAAAAGATCGGCCGCGGGAATAAACGGGTTTCCGTTGTTTACCTGAGTCTTTATTTAAAGACGTGCTCGACTCTCCTACAACAGAGTGTAGGAGGGCAAAAGCTGCAGAGTACCCAAAGATTGGGCTGTGCAGTTGCCAGAACTGGTAAGGGTTTACCACGAATTATCCCTGCGTTACACCGACGCAAAATTCGCCAGAACCGTGTAATCTATATTCGAGTATGACTTTCCCTCTTCGGGTTATATCGGATACTAGAGTGAGTGGGGAAATTAAAAACTTCCACAATCACAGCACCCTTCACAGGCTTTGCGGACTGAGATCAGTACGCAGATCACCTGGAGCCCTTTTTCCATAAATTGGCTCACCTCATCGGTGGAAGGTTCCTTAAAGGATACACGGCTAAGAAGAGTGAGGTCGAAAACCTCTTACGGGATGACCCGGAGGGTGAATCAAATCCCTTCCAGGAGACCGGGTACTGGAATCAGTACCTTCACCCCGTAACCTACCGACAGATTATCAAATCTAGTCCTCTAAATTTACCAGCGGCTGGTTTTACCAGCTCAAGTTTTTTCTCGCAAATTTTTGCGGCTAAAACTTGGGTAAAGAGTGAGAGCTCAGCGCTTATGGAAGCGCTAGTCGGTGTCCTCCGTGTTACAAATGCGTCTCAGCCTCCACGTAAAGTGGTGACGGAGACGACGGAGTTACAAAAGGTCTGGGTAACCAGACCTAAAACGCAGGGGGTTATAGACTACCGATTAAATCCCGGTTACTCTAGAATCCTTGAGCTCGAGAAGTTTATGCAGGATTATCCTGACATAAACGCGGAGTCTAATAAACTCCTTCTCGCCCGCCTGAAGGCAGAAGCATCTGCTTCCGGATCCGTTGGGATCAAATTACCCGATACTCCTCAAAAAGAGTATCGTTTCATGGGGGTTCTTCATACCGAAGAATCCCTACTTGACGAGTTAATGCGTCAAGCGGAACTAGTGGGTTTACCCACTAGCGATGAGGGTCGTCGTCTCCTTGCGGAGGCGCTGATCGCTCAAGTTCTGGCCTGCAAAATAGTACCGCAGGCAGAATCCGGGAAAACAGGAACGTTCCGTAAGGTTCATTCCGTGGTAACTCCTTCAGGGTCAACTGTACCTCCCGTTCCTCCTAGTGTGGAGTACGAGCGAGTACAGGTTGAGCGTCTTGTAACTGTAACAAAGGTATCACTTGAGGAATCTAAACCTCAATTTGATGTAGTCGCCTACATCAAGAAGTTGGCCGAGGCCCACTTGCTGATACCTGAGAAAGTACCGCAATCCGTGCTGAATACTTACAATGGTATTCCGGATCCGTTAGTTTCTCCCGAGGACTTGGCTCGTCCCGGCTTCCTTCCATTGAAGAAGAAAAACTTCAATCTAGGGAAGCTAGGGACTAAGATCGAGCCTGCAGGAAAAGTGCGGGTCTTCGCACTAGTTGACCTGTTCACGCAGTTGACATTATATCCTCTACACATATTAGTGCAAGATATTCTGCGTGGGATACCACAAGACGGGACATTTGATCAAGTGTCTCCGGGTATCGCGTTGGGGAAATGGGCGAGAGAGTCCGGTCAGAAGTGGGTAGCGTCATATGACCTATCCGCGGCGACTGACCGTCTCCCTATCTCGCTTCAGCAAGTGCTACTCCAATTTATTGTTGGGGCAGCGTACTCAGAAAACTGAGGAACCTTGCTAACTCAACGGGATTACTGGCTTCAAGGGAAGCCCTTGCGGTATGAGGTGGGACAGCCGATGGGAGCTCTTAGCTCCTGAGTCATGCTGGCTTTAACCCACCACTTTGTAGTACAACTGGCCCACGCCCGAGCGGGCGGGGTTGGCTGGTTCAAGCGGTACTACGTCTTAGGTGATGATATGGTGATAGCCGACCAGAAGGTAG